GCTTTACCTGCTATAGATGGTTCTGCATTAACAGGACTTAGTGGTGATATTTCAGCATCGAGTGTTAGTGCTTCAAACAATTCCAACGGATATATAAAATTTAGCAATAATTTTGTTATTCAATGGTTAAGAAAATCATCAGTAGGTACACAGTCAATAACTTATCCACTAGCTATGGATAACTATTATGGAGCATATGCTGTAGCCGAAACAGCAGGTGGTGCGTATCTTAGAATACACTCGATAGGAACAAGTAGCATTTCAGTAGGTAATGGTGGTGCAAATGTTACAGGTTGGGTTTTAGTTACAGGCAGGAAAACATAATGATAGGAAAATTAGACTCCAACGAATTATTACTAGGTTGGTATTTAGATACTGATACTGTAGAAGAACCAAAAGTAACAGTAACACAAGAAGTGTGGCAACAGGCATTAGAAATAAATGCAAACAAATATGTAGATGGAAACTTTGTTTTTGAAGATTTAAGAACAGATGAACAAAAAGCAAACGATAATAATGAGATAGCAAACAGAAAAAGTGGAATAGCAAAACTAAAAGAACTAGGATTAACAGATGCCCAGATTAAAGCACTTATAGGAGTTGAATAATGGCTCTCACACTTCATGGTACAGTATCAGATAACACAGTAGCTTTAGATAGAAAGACTGCTACTCCATTGATTATAAATGGTGATATGGCTATAGCTCAAAGAGGAGACCAAACAGGAGTTACAGCATATAGATATATTAATGTAGACAGATTTTTTATTAACATAATAAATCTAGGCACATGGTCTTTTGCTCAATCTACAGACACACCTACAGGTCTTGGTTTTGCAAGTTCTCTTAAAATAGACTGTACTACAGCAGATGCAAGTCCTGCAGCAGCAGATAACTTTTATCTATCAATGCAATCAGAGGGGCAAAACTTACAGATACTAGAAAAAGGAACATCAGATGCACAAACATCTACTCTTGCTTATTGGATTAAATGTAACAAAACAGGCAACTATGTTGTTGAGCTTTGGGATAGAACTAATGACCGACATGTTGCTAAATTAGTAACTATTTCATCTGCTAATACTTGGGAAAAACATATTTGTAATTTTCCTGCTGATACATCAGGTGCTTTAGCTAACACAAATGCAAGGTCAATAATGATATCTTGGGCTTTTGATTCAGGAAGTAATTTTACATCAGGCACACTACCGACTTCGTGGGCTAGTCGTGTAGATGCAAACAGATTCGTAGGAACAAACTTAGGACTTGGAGATAACACAGCTAATGAAGTATTAATAACTGGAGTTCAATGGGAAGTAGGAACTTATGATGTTAATAGCATACCTGCCTTTCAGTTTGAAGATGCAGGTACAAGTCTAGCTAGATGTCAGAGGTATTTTGAAAGAATTACAACAAGTGGTGGTGGAGATTCATTTGGTGCAGGTGTTTTGTTTAGTGCAACACAAGGTCGTCTTGATATTAGATACTCAACTGTAAAAAGAGCAAATGCAACAATTACATTTGGAAGTGCAGGTAATTTTTTGTTACAAGCAGGGAATAAATCACAAGCTACATCAAGTCTGAGTAGTGCAGGGTCATCTTTACATGGATTTTTTTGTCATACAGCAAACACAGGTTTTACTATAGGTCATGGGTGTGTTTTATTAGACAATTCAACAACTGATGCAACAATAGATGCAAGTTCGGAGTTATAAATGGCAGAATACAAACTTTATAATAATTCATTAGGAAACCCTACAATAGTTTGTAGGAAAAAAGATATGGCATTTATACCAATGTCAGAAGACAACACAGACTACCAAGAATATTTAGAATGGGTAGCACAAGGTAACACACCAGAGGAAGCAGACTAATGGCATTAGTAATTAAAGGAAGTACAAGTGGACAAGTAACTATAGATGTTCCTGCTGAAGCAGGTACAAATACTCTTACAATACCTGCGACAACTGGCACAGTATTAGATACCAATAGTTCTTTATCTTGTAGTAAATTAAGTGGAGCTTTACCTGCTCTAAATGCAGCAGCATTAACTAATTTAGCAGCTGCTCAATTAAGTGGCACATTACCATCAATTGATGGTTCAAATCTAACTGGCATTGTTACTGGATTGACTGCTAGTGCATTTAGTGAAAACCAAAATGGGTATTTAAAATTAAGTAATAACTGGTTAATACAATGGGGCAGAGCATCAAGTTTAGCTAATGGTGGAGCAAGAACTGTAAACTTTCCACTAACATTTCCCTCTGCTTGTTGGGCAGTAGCAGCATCATGGGGAGTTTATTCAAGTGGTTCTTGGCACTCAGCATTTCCAGATATAAATACAACAAGATTTACAGCACATAATGTGTCAGGTGTAACACAATCTTGTTGGTTCGTAGCAGTAGGTAAATAATTATGAAATATGCACATTTAAATGGGGAAGAAGTATTAGGGTGGTATAGCAGTGATGTACACGATACTATCCCTACACCTAATGTAGAAGTAACTGATGAAGTTTGGAACGCAGCATTGAGTATAAGTGCTAATGCTTATGTGGATAGCAAATTTGTATACAAAGATTTTTCAACTAATGATGAAAAGGCAGCAGTTGTCAGAGTTCAAAGAGACCAACTCTTACAACAATCTGATTGGACACAAGCAAAAGACATTAGTTTAAGTAATGATGCTGATTGGAAGACATACAGACAAGCATTAAGAGATATACCAACTCAATCTGGTTTTCCAACGAATGTAACATTTCCAACAAAACCAGGAGAATAAATAATGGGATTAGAAACAGGAACATATATAGACAGTCTAAATAGCTCAAACCCTACAGCAGGTGATGCCGTATCAGAGGGTGATGATCATTTAAGACTTATTAAATCGACAGTAAAAGCAACATTTCCTAACATAAGTAATGCTGTTACTTCAACACACACAGAATTAAATTTACTAGATGGCGTAACTGCAAACACTACAGAACTTAATTATGTAGATATAACGACACTTGGGACTGTTCAAGCGTCTAAAGCCGTAACTGCCGATGCAAACAAAGATGTAACTGGCATAAGGAATCTAACTATTACAGGTGCATTATCAGCAGGTAGTGGCATTGTAACTATGGCAGATGTATACCCTGTAGGATCTATTTATATAAATGCAGCAGTAACAACTAACCCTGCAACCTTATTGGGATTTGGTACATGGGTAGCGTTTGGTTCAGGCAGAATGATGGTTGGTTATAACGCAGCAGATAGTGATTTTGACGCATTACAAGAAACAGGTGGTGCTAAAACTCATACACTATCAGAAGCAGAACTTCCATCACATTATCATTTACAAGGTTATGGTGCAGACCAAACACCTAGACATGGAACAACAACAGGACTATCTAGTGTAAGGATAGATAACGATGGGGATAATTATAATAGCACAAGTGCTGCACATACATCATCAGTTGGTAGTGGTTCAGCTCACAGTATTATGAATCCATACATAGTTGCATACATGTGGAGAAGAACTGCATAATGGCAACATTTGTAGCACCTGCACCTAAAGGTCTAGTAAAAGATACAAACAATACTGTATTGCCACCTGAATTTTATTCAGAAGCATCTAATATAAGATTTGCAGATAGTGCAGCTAAAAAGATTAAAGGACATGACCAGGTATTTGGCACACCAACAGTAGCCCCATATTTTGTTATTAACTGGGCAACAGGCACAAATGTATTTTGGTATTATGCAGGTACAGCAAAGATTTACAGACAAAGTGGTAGCTCAACACATACAGACTTTACAAGATCATCAGGTGGAGATTATTCAACTAATCTAACTACAATAGGTAATTGGACAGGAACTATTTATAATGGTCTACCTATTCTATGTAATGGAGTAGATGATCCACAAGTATTAGCTACAGTAAGTGCAAGTAATTTTAGTGATTTAACTAACTGGCCATCAAGTACAACTTGTAAGACTATAAAAGCATTTGGTAATTATTTAATGGCACTCAATCTTACAGAAAGTGGCACAGAACTTCCTAACAAAGTTAGATGGGGAGATGCAGCAGAAAACTTTGCATTACCATCTTCATGGACAGCATCAGCAACTAATGATGCAGGTTCTATAACCATAGGTGATGAATCAGATTTTATTGTAGATGGGTTGGCTCTAAAGCAATCATTTATTATATACAAAGAAAACTCTACATGGTTAGCTCAATATATAGGGGGAAACCTTGTATTTAGTTTCCAAAAACTATTTAACGATACAGGAGTATTGACAAGAAACTGTATAGCAGAATTTGACGGAAACCACTTTGTTGTAACTCAAGGTGATTTAATCGTACACAATGGAGTATCTAAAAAGTCTGTAGCTACTGATTTAATTAAAAGACAGCTATTTGATGATATTAATAGTGCCTATTTTAACTTAACTTTTTGCACACACAATGTTCAACAATCTGAGATGTGGGTGTGTTACCCTAGTATCGGTTCACAATATTGCAATAAAGCACTAATTTATAACTATGTTAATAACTCATTTACTTTTCGTGATTTGCCTAATATTTATCACATTGGTCCTGGAATTGTAGATCCTGGTGCA